TCGCTGAGCGATATAATAACCAATAGCGGAGTTGCTACTAAAAATACTAGACAAAGTATCGTCAACATCAACCAATACACAACTAGCAAACTGGCGGATTGGAGTACGAACGCCAGCCATGACTGGGGTTGGTATGTTGATTTTAAAAAGAGAGGTCGCGTCATAATATTTTTTTACATAACTTAATCTGGTTTCTTTAGGATAGTTTGCAAACAACGTTGCCGCAATCATCATATACATGAACTGCGGAGTTTCATAGATGTTGCCATTACTTCTGTCCTGACACAAATACTTATCCACAACTTGACGAAGACCTGCATACGTAAATTCTTCATTACGATCATGCTTTAACCAAGTATTCATTTTCTTTAATTCTGTATCGGTATATTTTTCTTTAACGTTAGCGTCATACACACCACGCTCAATATTACGATCAATTATTGTAGTGAGAGAATCATGTTCATACTTCATGTATACCTTTTTATGCAGTCCATACAACAATAATCTTGCTGCTGCATATTGATAATTAGGATTTTCTAACGATATAAGATCGTTTGCACTTTTAATTAATATTTCTTGGATTTCTTCTGATGTCATGCCGTCATAAAACTGTAAATCAGCGTTCATCTCGATCTGTGAACTACTCACTCCAGCAAGACCAGCACAAGCTTCTTCAACAACAAAGTGCATTTTATCTAAATCTAAAATCTCTCTGCTACCGTTTCTTTTTGTGATGTATATATCTTTGCTCATTTCTCTCTCATTTTAATTTTGTGTACAGAGGTATTTAGTTTTAGTACCTGCGAATGCAGGATCTTAGTGGCTAAAATTTATACCAGTGGACTTATTATAATACTTGTTTAATTGTACAGTCAGAATGCTTGTTGGACAAGAAGAAAATATATTTTTCTTAGCCATTTCTAACTAGACGCCGTATTGAATGTCGAATGACAGAGATCCTGTAGCACCTGTTGCAATAGGATTCTTATAAGACAACACTACGGTATCAGTGCCACTGTCAGTGTCATTGTCACGTAAAGCGGCTGAGAACTCAAAACCAGTCATTACAACACCGCCCGCCGAAGCAGTAGTAGTGTCGGAATATTCGTAATTATCTGATAAAGATAATTTTGAGATGTCATCACCGATTGTGATATGAACAGATCCTCTACGAACATGGTTAGCAAGTCTTAGTGTGTAGTTAATTTTCATAAATGCATTTAGTGCTGAGAAAACAGCAACAGGTCTAAAACTATCAGTTGTATAAATCTCTGAATAGTTTTTGTCTGTGAAACTAACAAAGTCACTACCTTGCACTTCTGCAATGGCTGCTACAGTCTCTGTGTTCACGACTCCTGCGTCTTGTTGTCTATCACTTGTACATTCACGGACCACGTTGTTTCTACTTTCACCAAACTCAACAATAGTTGATGTTGGGTTTGCAGATGATCCTGTGTTGTTTCCACAACTTACAAAATCACATCTACTAATTTTTGTACCGTATCCATAGTTTGCATAGAATGCTTGTTTGGCAATTTCAGTAAAGTTACAGTCATTGATGATCCAGTTGTTACCTTGCCCTGTTACTCCTGCAATGTAAATGGCTGTGTCATTAACGTTGAAGTCACTGTGGATGATTTCAACTTTAGTTGCTGTGTTTACTGTTTGGTTGCACTTTATACTGATGGAGTTATCTTTGAACTTACAATGTTTAATTTTAACTGCGTCTACTTTGAGACCTGCTAAGTCGTTGTTCCATATTACAGATGCACTCTCTGTAGCATAGTTTGAAACTGGTGCACCTAAGCTATATTCTCCATCGAATATAATTCCTTCTAGCTCTACATCTTTAGCACCTGTAAGAACAAGTGAGCCCGAAGAACGTTTAATAGTAAGATTACTAATGTGTATGTTCGTTGGTCTGTCGCTGCTTGTAAATGATGCAAGTGTAGTTCCTTGTGAACTAATGAGCTGTATGTTTCTTGTATCTAAGTTTAGTATTGCACCCTCTGCTGTTTCACCTCTAATGATTGCATTGCTAGGAATCTCAAGTTCTCCTGTAAACAAATATTCACCATTAGGTACAGTTAGTACTTTTTTAAAGTCAGGATCTGCATTTCTAAATAATTGTGTAAAAGCACTTTCAAATGCTGTTACGTTATCAGTTGAACCGTCACCTACTGCTCCAAAGTCTGCAACACTAACTTCCATCTCATCAATCTTACCTAATAGTGTACGTGATTGACTTTGTGTAATTGAAGGATTGTCTGATGCAAATTTATAGCTAGATGCTAGTTCTAAAATATTATCATGTTCGGTTAATACTTTTGTATTACCTACGTAAGGAGCACCTTCTGTAGTTGATCCATTACCAATATACAGTTCTTGTGTGTCTACTGCCCATGCTAATTCTGCTGAACTTAATTGTGGTACACCACTAGAAGAGTTCTTTTTACCTCTTCTGATCTGAATCTTTGATATTTGAACTACAGCCACTTATTTGCTCCTGAAATTGTTATTAGTATTTATGTCAATCAGTTCGCAAGTAGGGATAGCTTGTGTAACCTTGCTACAATTGCTTGTATAGCACTATTATGCTTTTGATGCGTAGTATTCTTCTACTTTAGAAAGCCACTTGTCTTGATATTCGTTCCAAGTATCTGGAGTAAGATCAAACTGTTGATACTGTAAGTCTCTGCTACACATAAAAATGTGTCCTTCACGGATATCAGTACCATATACTTCATTGTGTGCCATTGCATAGGCTACTAACTGTAGATAGTAATCTTCAACCCATTCTGCTTTCTTAGGTTTGTTAGTTTGCTTATGGTCCATAATAGCAGGTTTGCCCTTGAACACACCACATAAGTCTGTTGTACCTGAATATAAACCTGGAAAGTATAATGCTTGTTCTATTGACCATATTTCATCTACATGTTTTAACCCATTTTCAATAATAACATCTGCCATCTTGTTTGCTTGTACATGCACAGGATTATTACCTGGTTGCCTTTGTTCGCCTACAACATATCTTTCTAAGTTGTTGTGCATTGCAGTACCAACTCCGGCTGCTTCAGTAGTGATGCGTTTTGCATTGGCTTCACCAACTCGTTTGCGCCATTCAATAAGATGAGTCATATCTTTAGTTGAACTAAGGATAGTTGTTACACTTGGTAACTTCTCATCGTCTGGAGTTAGGTAAACACGTTTGCGTGTTACAGGGTCATTGATCTGTTTTAAAGATTTATATTCAAAACGTTCAACAAAAGGCGGTGGTGTCATTTCTATAGTTTCATGAGTCATACTGTATATAGTACTACCTTTCTAGTGTTTTGTCAAGTGTGGATTATGTTTCTTGGGATAATTGCTGTGGTGCTGCACTTGCTGCTGTTTGATCTACAGCGTCTTGACTGCTTTGATCACTTTGTGGGGATTGTGGATCTGCGTCTGGTGCACCTGGTACATCCAATTCAATTCCGTCTGCGTTAAAGTTCTTTACAAGACTTTGGATTGCAGGACTACTGTCGTAAATTGCTTTGAACGTTTCGTAGTCTGCTGCTAATTGGATTTTATTTTTTAATGCTAAGTTTGAAAGTCCTGCCCAATTCATTTTGGCGGGAGACTTTTTCATTTCTGCACGTCCGATAATATTTTTTAACAAGATTACATACTTGTCAATAGTTTCATCAGTACCTGTGAATTCAAAGAACCTCATGGTTAAACCTCTGTTTGTGCTTTTCTAAGTTCTCTAACCTGTGCTTCAAGTTCTTGTATTTTGTCTGCAAGTTCTTTTCTTTCGGCTGCTTTTTGTGCAGGATCTTTTTCTGTTTTTGCTAGAGCGTTTGCTACTGCACCTTTGCCTTTCATAGCGTCTGCAACATCACCAGCACCCATTGCAGATGCCGCTGCTGCTGTAGCGTTGTATCCTAGTTTGGCTGCACCAACACCGAGCTTGGCTGCACCTTTAACAGCGCCGCCGATACCTCTAGCTACTTTACCTATAAGTTCAGTAACTTCTTGGTCGTCTGCATCTTTGATGAACTCATGCAGTCTCATGTATTATCCTGCTAGTGTCTTAAGTAAGTTTGACTCGTAATTAATAGACTCACGTTTTTCACGTCCTGCTGTTTCCATTCCGCCTGCTGCTGGTTCTGCTGTTGCAAAATCATCTGCTGGCTCTTCAGCCGGTGCCTCAGCGTCTGCTGGTGCAGCCATATCGTCCATTCCACCTTCTTCTGGTTCAGCACCTAACATACCTGTTTGTGCTTCTTCGCCAGTAAGTTGTCTAATAGAACTTGCTAGTGTTTCACGTGTTGTTTTAAGATTTTCTAATGCTTGTTGGATAGCTGGAGCAGAAGCTTCAATAAATGCTTTTGATTGCTCTTGGCCCATCTCATCTCTAATTGAATCGCCTAGTTGAAGAAGTGTTTCGTTTTCCATTCCGGAAAGTTCTTCAATCCAACGTCCAACTCTGTCTACCATAGTTTTAGCAGTTACAATTGCACTTGCTTGTTGGATCTCACCTTCGTTTACTTTCATGTCATCTCCTGCGTTTTCTGTTGCTTCAGCTTGGGGAGCCGCTTGTGCAACGTCTAGGGAATCAATTGCTGCTTCTTCACGTTCTAGTATCTCTGCATTAATAACATCAAGCATTGCTTGTGCTGTTTGCATCGTGTCATCTGTCAAGTCCTCATTAAATTTTGAACTTGATTTAGCATCATGGATTTGTGTACGTAACTTATTACGTGCATCTTCTAGTTTCGCCACATCAAATGCTTCAAGATTCAGTTTTTTACCGAATGTCTTGTGCATCGACTCATTCAGCTTTGCAGCCTTTGTTCTAAATAATTCGTTATGTTTCATTTTCTACAATCCCCAAAAGTTGTTATATGTATTTATTCAAAACTCCGCTAATTGCTCTGCTTCCGACTTGGCATTTATTGCTCTAAACTTAGCTTCTTCGTACCTAATCCACATAACGTCAGCTTTTAGCTCGTCTTTTGCGTTACAAGCTCTATGAAATCTGTCTAAAAATATATTACTATCTACATAATGACGGCTGTAATATAAGTCTGCTGCAAATAACTGGTCTTGTAGTGCTTTGTTTTCATTCCATGCTAACAAGTTTGCTATGCGTATTGCTACTGCATTCAAACTTATGTTTTCATATACTAATTTATCCTTTTTCAGTATATTTTTAAAAGGACCATCTGATTGGATCAGAACGTCACCAACATGGATACCTTTATCTGACTTAGTAGGCAGTATGGTTCCTTGTTCGAGAAACTCTCTGTAAGTCTTAGTTACGAGCTGTTCAAAACGTTTAGAAATATTTGTCATAAAAAAAAGGACCTTTCGTCCTGTGTATTTACAACTTAATTAGTTTGGTAGGTTACATCTTGAGTAGTATAGTAACTACTATCGAAAGGACTGCTGCAATTATTGTTCCTGCTGTACCAATTATAACTTTGGTTAAGCTCTTTTGACCGTCCGTAATATCTTTGTGAATATGTTCTACTTTCTTTTCTAAATTTTCGAGGCGGCCTTCTAACTGCTCGTACCTTTCTTGGCACAAGTCAACATGGGCTTCTAAATTTTTCTTTTCTAGGCTAGTTGCCATTTTACATTCTCTCCGAATACCGTTAATTTAATAACTCTCTAGGTATTGCCTTTTTGAATGTGCCTTGTGTTAGCTGTTATCTGTCCTATGCTTTTAGTGTTTGCCTTTTACTTTCAACAAAAGTATTTATCATTTTCCTCTAGAAGTTAGGGCTCTAATCATCTTTTTAATGAGTCCTAATTCCTCTTTAACCACGCCTAAACCGTCCTGTGCTTTAGTTGTACGCAGGAGCATATCTTTTATTACCAACATAACCCAAATCCACCATGTAAAACATACTGTAGACATTATAACTATCCCTATGTATGCATAGGTGTCTAATTTTTGATAGACACCAAACAGTGCCAACAGGAAACCTACAAACATGAAGCAGCTGGTTCCGAACATAATTATATTCCAATGATGGTCTTTCATACTATTATTTACTCGCTGTTTGGTAGAGGATTGTGTCTACACTTAATTGGCTGGTTTAAGCCATACGTTTGCGTGTTCGCCTCTTGTTATAAAGCACTTCTTGTCAAACGTAACGTTATTATTTAAATTACTAATTATCGGAATACTTTCTAAGTCATCTTTAAGTAAACCTACTGGGTCGCCGTCTTTTAAAAATACATCTTCACTTTCTACGTAGAATGACCAATACCATTTAGTATCAATATCTTTGTACTCGATCATTTTAGGTTGTTCGTCCCATGTGCATAATGCTCTAAGTTCTATGCCTTGCACTAACGCATTGAAGTTTGATTGTTGGGCATGTCGTAGGGAACTTGTGTCTTGCCTATCGGGATTGGACTCTGTTATGTCAACGGTGGTTTCTACTTTGTATCTGATCATTACTCATATTTACCAGCCATAAAAAAAGGGTGCCATATAACTGACACCCTTTTTCGTATTTAGAAACTATTAACTAAATGTTGCTGCTGCAATTGTAAAGTTAGTAGAATTTCCTGAAGCTGCATTTTCAGCTGCTTTGATAGCTGCTTCTAATACACCATAACCAACAGTAGTACCGTCAGTGTCATAGACGTGTGAAGTATCTAATCCAAGTGTTAGTGCCATCACTGTGTTACTAACTCTTTCAAAGTGGTATACTTCTGCACCTGCTTGAGCAATACCTTTAATTACTGCGTCTGCAGAACCACCAGCTGTAGTAAACTGGGCTGCTGCAAATGGTGTATCACCACCAGCTGTAATTTTTAAGAAAGTAAGCTCACGTGTGCCCAACTGTGACATTGGTTGTGCTGCTTTTTGGTTATTCGCTCCAACAGTATAATCTGTTGAACCGTCGCCTCTTAAGATTTGTGCGTATAAATCTGCCATGTTATTCTCCTATATCCCTAATTAACCTGAAATACCAGGAATAGTAGCTTCAATTGACATAGTAACGCCAGTTGAACCTGTTCCGAAGTTTGAACCTGCTGTCATTACGCCTGTACCTTGTACAACTACAAATGCATCGTTAGTGTTTTTGTCTAAGCCAACAATTGTGTTTGCATCATTAGTACCAGAAACATCACCAGCTTGGATATAAACCAATGCTGCTTCGATTTCTGAATCTGTAATAGATGATTTAGCTAATTTAATAACTCTAGTTAAACCTGCAATACCGTTAGTATCACCGTTTGCTGGTAATCTGTTGTCGCCTAATTCTGCAACACCAGTTCCACTGTTATTAAAAGTTTGGAAGACGCCGCTTCCGTTTGATAGATCTGCCATAATATTATCTCCTCGATTATTAAATGATCCCGCTCAGGGACCGGCTTTTTTCTTACACTCTTATTTATCTTTTGGGTAAAATATTGTGGGGAATGGGGTGATTTTTGACTAAAAACGCTTAATCTGCTCTAAAAGGTGTCCATCTATCACGTGGAACTAACTTAACTTTGTCTCTAGTCTTAACAAAGCCTTCACCTCCGGGCTTGCCACCTGTTGTAGCAACTACATCACCTTCTGCTTTATCAAGCTCTGCAATTACTTCATTCTTAGCTTTCATAAGCTCTGTAACAAGGAAAAATATGTTTGCCGCAGTTTGCTTACTACTGTCTATAATACTTATAATCTTTTGCTGTTTATTGGCGGAAACCTTTGAATTTTGAAGCCAATTAAGGAAACTGTCTACTCTTAGGTCGTCTAGCTTTTTAGCTCTACTCATTTGATTTACAAATGTGTACATGATATCGCTGATATCACTTAGTCCAGGACGCTTCTCAAAAAACTTAGCAATGTTTGCCTGTTCTTTGTTTGCTACCTTTTCTATGTTGCCTAAGTTATCTGCATTCACTGGCGGTGCTTTGCTTACGTACTGTTGTCCTAATACTAAAAGATCTGCTGTGCCATTAAATTGTTTTACATCTTCGATGGGTGTGCCTGACTTATCGCCAAAGTATTCATATGCTGAATGTGCTGCAACACCAACTTTACTTTTGCCTACCTTACGTCCAATATCACTTTGTGCCTTAACATTGTAAGTAGTTTGATTAGGAGTAAAACTAATTGCTCCGTCACTGCCTTGATAAGGTTTACCTGGATGGTATAGTAAGTCACCATACATGTAACCTCTGAAGTCCGGTGGAGTCGCTGCTTCGAATATCGGCCATAGGCTTGCCATATCTTTTGCAAACTTAGGTCTCCAATCTTCGCCCTTGCCTCTGCTGTTGATAAACTTTTCTAAGTCATCAGCTGAGTTAGACTTACCTTCTTCCTTACCCCAATTATTTTTTCCAACTAATCTAAACTGTCCGTCATCTTCACGTCCCCAGTACACTGTTGGATTACCATCCCATTTAACTGCAACATCACTAGCATCTTGTTCCATGCTTTTAAGAATTTCAACTGCACGTTTAGCACCGTCACTAGGATTAGTAAACACTAGGTCTTCTAAGTGATTAAACTCTCTACCTACTGCTTCTGTTAATACTGCTTCTGTTAAAAACTCAAAAGCTCTCATTTCTTAATCCTTTGTAATAGTTCATCTTTCGTAAGTTTAAACCTACTGTTCTTCCAGTCTGCTTTTAGAGTATTTAGTGTATTTCCTATCTCTGGTCCAGGTTTCATTCCCATGCGTATTAGGTCCTGTCCGTCTACAGGAAATGCAGGAATGTCTGAGTCTATATCTAAATTGTCCTTGCCTTGCATTTTTGCTAGTGCTGTAATTAGGTTACGGCTTATACCGTCAGCTAACATATCTTCTACTTTGTTTTGATCAAGTGCGTTGTCTTTGTGTTTAACTAGAAACTTAATTATTTGTGCTTCTGGATTAGACATCTTCCAACGACTTGCAATATCACCTTCGTTACCTAATTGTACTAGTGCTATTAACGGATCTTTTGTATCCTTTACTGCATTTACATTGTTTACGTTTAATCCTATAGCTTTGGCTACACCTGTTTTACTCATTGCTGTTAAAGTATCTACAACATTTTGTCCTGTAAGAAGTTTAGATACTTCTTGCCAAACACGTTCTACACTTATCTTTTTCAATCCACTTGCAGTCTTTTTAATAGCAGCGAGTGTATCTTTATCAAAACTTGGTTTGTCTAATCTACTTTGAAATCTAAAATATCTAAGAATACGTAGGTAGTCTTCTTTAATTCTTTCTTCAGGATCTCCAACAAACTTTGAAACTTTATTTTGTAAATCGTCCATGCCATTATAGTAATCATGAACTTCACCGTCCATGCTCATACTCATAGCATTGTAAGTTAAATCTCTGCGCTTTGCGTCTTGTTCCCAAGAACGTACAAATTCAACGTCAGCATGTCTGCCATCTGTTTCTTTATCTGCTCTTAGTGTGGTAATCTCGTATGGTTCGTTATTATACACGGCTGTGATAGTTCCGTGTTCAACTCCTGTTGGTACGACTTTGATTTTAGACTTTTCTAAAAACTTTGTCATTTCATCTGGAGTAGCGTCGGTAGCAAAGTCAATGTCTTTAGGCTGTTTACCTAGTACAACATCTCTAACTGCTCCGCCAACAAGTCTAAGTTCATGCCCGTGTTTTTTAAACAAATTACCTAAAAATTTTATGTCTTTGGTAATTATGTCTTTGTGCTTTTTATCTTCTATTAAGAATTCAAAAGCTCTCATTTTCTTTTCTTCTTCTTAGTCTTGTCTACGTATGTTGCATGTGGCACGTTTAAATCCTTCTTGCCATACACGGGTCCTACTTTATGCATCTTTGAAAGTTTGTCAGCTATAGAATAGCGTATGTCTACAACCTCGCTTATTCTCATTTTACAATATCTATCATCTTACGCATCCAAGCATTGTGATCCGCTTGATACGTTTCGACTTGTTTATTGTCCGGTAATTCTAAACCGTCTCTTGCGAAAGACTCTACAGCGTCAGCAACAAGTTCATCGTAGTTTGGTAACTTCTTAATGTAGTTAACAATCGACTCTACTGATTCAAGTGTTGATGGTGTTGCTGTCTGTCCTAATAGGACCTTAGCGATCTGGTTTGGATCTTGTGATACCAGTTCGTTGGTTTCTCTATCTTTCAGTCCTTCATTTGCTGACCATTTCATACCCTTGGTTTTTGCTATGCTGGAAAGTAAGATGTGTCGATGCATACCTTTATAAGGTGAGTTTGGTCCACTTCCCTGCAGGCTGAACTTCATCCAATCTGGATCACCAAACATAAAGTCTGTTTGCACAAAGCCGTTTGAATCATCCCCTTTGATTGGAGTTTTAAAGTGTACGTTGATGCCTGACTTACGTATCCACTCTTTACCGTTAGCCTCGCCACCGATTTTATCTTGTACCCAAGCAAGAAGCGTAGCTTCTAAATCTGCTTTTGTTGTACTCGAAACATCGACTGCGAGATCTAAGTCACCACTGGTATCTTTCTTACCAGTTGTTCCTAACATATTGTCTGTGAGTTCTAAGTTAGTAATTCCTTCCAACCATTGGACAGTAGGTAATACATCGCTCTTTGCAATCCTAATGGTTGCTGGCTTACCTTCCGCGTCCTTAAATATGTTACCGCCTTCTAAAAGTAGGGTCATGTTAGCGTTCTCGTTTCTTTGATTCAACGACTCGTTTAATACCTCTATCAAATTTAGAGGAATCTGAGCCTTTTATAGAATTTATAAATCTACGCTCCAGCTCAATGGCTGTTGTTTGATCGTAATGCTTATGCATAGATTCTATTAAATTAATAGCTGAGTTAATAATATTGGTTGCACGACTTTGGATCAGAGATTCCGTATCTCTACGATCTGCAATTTCATTCAATTCTTGTAAAATCGACCTTGTTTTAATTTTCATCGTGTTTTCCTAAATATTACTAAGTGTATTTACCCTTTTGTGTAACAAATTATACAACATTGATTTGTGGATGTCAAGAACATTGGTGTGCCAACATTCTTGCGGCACACTGTTGCAAAAATAGCATGACAGTCTTGCAGTAAAATACGCTCTATTTAGGGCAGTAATACTGTACTATTTTATAAATACAGGTGACAAAGACGCAGGGAGACGTTCGGAACCCTCAGGAAGTGTCAAATATACAGAGACACTGGGATAGACCAGGGCATTGTCCATGCCTTAAAAGTGATTGACGGCTGCCAAAGGCAGTTGCACCGCCGGGGAAGTTCCGGGGTATTGCTTTCCTCAAGCATCCACACAACTTAATCAAGGAGAAAAAAAATGGCTACTACGCTATTCAACGGCCTTGTGAGTTTGCTTGGATCCTTTCGCACACCTAGAAGTGCGTTTGAAAAAGAGATGCTCACTTACGCCAAAACTGAGTACGGAAAAGATTGGCAATATGCCTATCAATACATGATCGCCCACAAGGGTCAAGGCCCAAGAATGGGGGTGAACGCATAATGACTGCAATTGAATTAAAACAAACTACATGGAACTTCACATGTAAAGCATGTACTATAATTCGTAACACTTTGTTTACGTTATGGGTAGGTACAATTGCTTTCGGTGAAACAGCAGGTCGTGCTAGAGCTGCTAATGAACTTGCTCGTATGGGATATTACGATCAAGCTAAAAAACTAATGACGGAGAGAGATAATGTTACTGCTAAAGAAACTGTATAACAATTTAGAAATTGCTGGATACGGTAGAGCAGCAAACTTAATGCGTCTACAAGGAAGACCGGATCTATCAGCGGACTTACTTAAAGAGCAAAAACGTCTACAAACTGTCAAGCGTAAAGCAATCGAAAGACTAGAAAGGATAAGAAAAGCCAAATCAAATTACGAGCCTGGCGATCATTACTTTAAAGGTAAGACTGTAGCATTTTGGAAGGGGCATGCATAATGTGGCCGTACACCGAAGACGAAGCCGATTGGTTGAATAGATAAAATTAAATGACAGAGCTGTAACGGCTCTGTCATAACATTGGCTCAGAAAAATTATTAAATGCGTTGACAGAGATAAATAATAGTGTTACATTACTAATGTAGCATAACACACAAACACACAAAGGAGAAAGAAAATGTCACTCGACAAAATCAAGGACGCACTACCTAAAGTGCAATTCAATAAAAACGGTTACGAAATTCGCACAGAAGTTTTAGAAATGGCTAAACACTTCACAGAGTTTGAATACTCAAACAAATGGATGGGTTGGGAAGTATCTGCAAAACGTGATAAAGAAACTGGTCAAATCATTAACAAAGTTGATATGCCAGAAATTCCAGGTTCTAAAGAAGTTTTAGAAACAGCCGAGGAGTTTTACAAGTTCGTAACAGGAACATCAAAGTAGAATAGTAATGCACATGATAATAGTTTCCTAACAGCAGGATGAAGATTATATATAGAACGGCATAGCCTCAGATAATAGGAACATTACATTTAAATTGGAGAAAGGGTAGCCAGGTTGCTACCTTTTCTTTTGGGTGCAACTTAAATACTGCCATGAACACATTGTATACTGAATGGTTTGCACAACTTGCGCAAATTATAGAAGATAACATCAATGAAGTAGAAGCTAGATTTACACCCAAAGATCCTATTAAAATGGACCAAGGTGGACATTCAAGCAGAGAGGGATGGACTCAAACACACAAAGTTATACGTGGAAATGTATTTGAAAAAGGTACAGTAAATTACTCGTGTGTTACTGGAGAGTTTGATCCAAAATTTGCAAAAGAAATTCCAGGCACAACTGATGAGAATAGAGAGTACTATGCCACAGGTATAAGTGTAGTATTGCACCCTACTAATCCTTGGGTACCAGCAATGCACTTCAACACAAGATACCTTAAGACACACGACAAAGAATGGTTTGGTGGTGGTATGGATCTAACTCCTTGCTTAGATGATGAGAAGTTTAAAGTAAAGTATCACCAAGAGCTTAAAAAGATTTGTGATTTATATGATACAACTTGGTACGATAAGTTTAGTAAAGCATGTGATGAATACTTTTACTTGCCACACAGAAAAGAAACAAGAGGTATCGGAGGTTTGTTCTTTGAATACTATTCACCAGAGGACATGGACTTTAAATTTGTAGAACGTATGGGCATTAAGTTTGCAGATGTAATGAGAACAACTGCAATTAACTATATGAACAACAACTACACAGACGAGCATAAAGATATACAAAAGATCAAACGTGGACGATATGTAGAGTTCAACTTATTATATGATCGTGGAACTAAGTTTGGTTTTAAAACAGGTGGTAACATGGAAGCAATCTTAATGAGCTTACCGCCAGATGTGAGTTGGCCGTGAACATTGGGATAGGTGCATTAACTGCTGCTATCTTAGCATTCATTGCTTGGGTCATAAGGAAGGTTAGAAATGAAGATAGGCGTTAGAGGAAGTAAACTAGCATTGCAGTATGCAAGTAGAGCAGCGGCTCTAATAAGTGACCCAGAGATTGTTACGATAAAAACAGAAGCAGAAATTAATCCAGACACGCCTATATTAGAAATGGGCGGCAAGGGAGTATTTTGTAAGGCCATTGAGCAGAAGTTATTAGATAACGAAATTGATATTGCTGTTCATAGTTTAAAAGATTTACCAAGAGACTCAGATGATGTTCTTGAGATATCAGCAGTACTAGATCGAAGCGACCCTAGAGATTGTGTAATAGGTGATCCTACAAAATTAGGTGCAAAGATAGGAACAGGTAGTCCTCGCAGAATTGCACAACTAAAAAGATTATATCCAGATGCAGAGATAGTTTCTATTAGAGGAAATATTGACACACGTATTTCTAAAGTAGAAAGCGGACAGTATGATGCTATTGTACTTGCTGTTGCAGGACTAGAAGCATTAGGATTAGAACACAAGATAACAAAGATATTTAACTTTGACGAAATGTTACCAGCAGTTGGTCAAGGTGTTATTGCATTACAAACAAGAAAGAAAAGTTCCGCAAGTTATTTGTTAAGCAGTTCGTCTGATCCAGACACATATAAAGGAGCAATGGCTGAACGCAAGATGCTTGAAGTTATAGATGGTGACTGCCATACTGCTGTTGGTTGTATATCTAGTGTTGTTGGAGACTGTCTAATGATTAGAGCCTACAACTTTGAAACAGATAAGTATAGTGAAGTAATAGGTAAGAAAGAAAACTATCTAGAACTTGGCGAACAACTAGGAACGAAACTTATATGAATGAAAAATTTGAAAATGCCTGCAATAGGGTAGAACAGTCTTGCCCTCCGATATGGATGATGAGACAAGCTGGAAGATACCAGCAACCTTATATGGAGATGAAAGAGAAGTTTACCTTTGAACAAATGTGTAAGTTACCTAGGGTGGCTGCCGATGTAGCAATGCTACCAATTGATCAATTTGATTTTGATATTGCAATACTGTTTAGCGACATACTATTTCCTATTGAAGGACTAGGTGTGCCTTTAAAGTTTGCACCAGGTCCACAGTTTGAATGGTACATCAACGAAGACAACTATAAAGATCATAAGAACGTTTCACGTGCAGTAGAACACATGCACTTTCAGAAAGCTGCTGTTTCTGCAACTAGAGAGAAACTACATAAATCAAAAAGCCTAATAGGATTTGTAGGCGGCCCATGGACATTGTTAAATTATGCTACAGGTAAAAAACCTAACATGGATTTAAAATGGAAAGCAGCGTACATGGAAGAAGTAATTGTTCCTGTGCTATCACGTAACATACATTTACAACTAGAAGCAGGTGCAGAGAAAGTTATGATACTTGATAGTGGTGTAGCCAACATGAGTGAGTCTTTCTTTAAAACACATTACGTTAATCTATTACAACCACTAATAGATTCTGATACAGGATACTATACACAACATCTAAATCATAAGTGTTTACCTACACTGTATAGAATGGGCTGGGCAGGATTAGGTATTGATAGTGGAGTTGATATACATAGAACGTTTAAGAAATATCAAGATGGATTTATACAAGGCAACTTCGATGAGAAGTTAATGATGACACCTGGACTATACCTAAAGAAAGAAATATCGGAATGGCTTGACAGCATGGAGCGTATTGATAGAACTGGTTGGATATGCGGACTAGGACATGGCATACATAAAGAGACACCAGAGGACAACGTAAAACTATTTGTAGACATGGTTAGGGAAAGATTTGAATGAGGCTGATACAACCGTATTTTATTAGTAATCAAAATAACGGTGATGATTGGATCAATTCATCTAAGCAATCTGTACTTGGTAACGACAATCATACTTGGTCAGTTAAAGGTGCAGTAGATACTATTGGTAGAGATATTATACTAGGTGTCCAAGACATTTTAGTATTTGTTATACCAGACAAGACGGAATCCCCAGATTGGGAATTAAACAAGCGTGTTGTCAGCGAAATTAAAGCAGCACACGGAGATAAAGTAAACTTACATGTTGATATATGTTTGTGTTCTACTACGCTAGATGGGCATTGTTGCTATCCTGAGGACATGAATAAAACGTACGATCAACTACTTCAACAAGCAACTGCTGTACACGAAGCAGGAGCAGATGTATTAGCACCTAGTGACTGTCAAGACCAAACTGTGTTAGTACTTAAAGAAAATCTAAAAGCAAAAGTAATGAGCTATTCAACAAAGTTTAGGTCAGCATTCTATGATGGGTTTAGACAAACTATTGGTGTTGAAAAAGGAATACACAGAGGTTATCAATTAGATGTAAATGATAGAGAACTTGCAATTTGCCGTAGTCAAAAATATCACAGAGACGGTGCTGATATGTTAATGGTAAAGCCTGGCATGACTAGTATTGATCTTATTATTCCTATTAAAGAAGCAACAGGATATTCTGTTCCTGTAGGTGTTTATCAAACAAGTGGCGAGTATATTGGTTTACAACGTAATGGTTGGTTGGTTTATGAAATGTTAAAAGAAACACATGATGTTTTTAAACGTGCAGGTGCTTCTTATATGATTACTTACGGTGCTAGGGAATTACTTAAACAAAAAGACTGCTAACTGATTCTTCATTGGTTATTCTACGCATTGCTTCACCGAACAAAGGTGCTACACTTACCTGACGTGTTTTCTTACAACCCTTAGGACAACGACTTGAAATAGTATCTGTAATAACTAATTCATCTAATACTGACTTCTCAATCTTTTGACATGCATCGTTACTTAATACACCATGTGTGATATATGCACGTACACTAAGAGCACCTGCATCCATAATTGATTTGGCTGCACTGCAAAGTGTTCCGCCACTATCAATAATGTCATCTACTAGAATAGCATGACGACCTTTAACATTACCAATCAAGTTCATTACTTCTGACTTTCCTGCTTCAGGACGCATTTTATCTACAATAGCAATGTCACCTGTAAACATATCAGCAAACTTACGAGCCCTTACTGCACCACCTGCATCTGGAGATACAAATACTGTACCTGCTTGATTAACTTCTGGGTCATCAATAATACCAATAGTGCGTTTGATGTCTTTTGCAAATATTACACGACTTGTTAAATCATCTACAGGAATATCAAAGAAGCCCTGTATCTGTCCTGCGTGTAAATCCATAGTTAAGATTCTATCTGCACCAGATGTTGTTAATAGGTTAGCAACTAGTTTTGCCGTAATAGGTGTTCGACTTGCACTCTTACGATCCTGTCTAGCATAACCATAGTAAGGAATAACTGCTGTAATACGACTAGCACTTGATCTACGTGCTGCATCAATCATTACCATTAGTTCCATAAGACTATTGTTGACGGGCTGACTTGTGCTTTGAATAATAAAAACATCTTCGCCTCTAACGTTTTCTAAAAACTCTACGCTAGATTCTCCGTCTGCAAATGTTGAAA